GTTTTCCAAGGTAAGCCTTGGAGTGACCACAATCGAAAACATCTTGTTATTGAGTTGGGTGACGTTATGTGGTATGTAATGCAGGCATGTATGGCACTTAACATTACACTTGATGATGTGATTGCTGGTAACGTAGAGAAGTTGAAGAAGAGATATCCAGGCGGAGAGTTTGACGTTTACAAATCAGAAAATCGTTTAGAAGGAGACTTATGATTAATTTGCGTGACCAGATTCTAAAAAATCAAATTACATACTATAATGGTTTGATTGCAAAACATCAACAGAATGTTGAGATATATTTGAATCAACCTGTAGGTATTGGTGAACATCCAGATGTAATGGGAACAATTGATGGTGAGATAAATGCTATCGCACAAGCACATGAGAAGATTGAAATTATAAATCATTACTTTTTGAATAGATAATAAATAATTAGAAAACAATGAGTCATGAGAATAACGCCATACTATGAATCCAAAGGTATAAAGAATCCATATTATGTCTTATCTCCAACTGTGGTGAATGGTGTCGTTCGAGAACTTAAAAAACAAGGTGAAGAATATAAAAATATTAAATCAACTGATGTATTATTCAGAAATGTTGAACCAAATCAGTTGAATGGTTCTATAATTTACAGAGCAACATCATCCTCTAGTAAAATATTTCAAATAACAAATAAACAAAAAGAAGATCTTCCTTTTGGTGTTGCTACGACAGCTCAAAAAATTCATGTCACAGGTCACTATGGAATGGTGTCTCGAAAAAATGCTACTGCTTCCTCTAACGTAAATGAGTTTTTGAGTGTTTACTTTCTAGTTCAACCTTCCATGAATCCAGATCAATTGGTGAATTATGCTAGCACACAAAAAGGAAACACAGGAGTTTTAAAAGGTGAAGGCACTCCAGTTACTTTTCCTCAATTAGCTGATTTGTTAGATGAAGATGAAACACCAGAAAGAGATATAAATATTGGTTTGAATAATGCTAAGGCAATACAAGGAGATATATCAGGTAGATCTATAAAAACAGTGTATTGGGTTCCAAGACAGAAACCAAAAAATGTGAATCCAACAAACCCATCAGATACAGTCATAGAATTTGCTGACGGATTTCTTCAAGGATATTCAAATAAAATAGCATCTGGAACTGACAAGACACCAAAGTTTAACACTAATGTCAACGCATTTTATAAAGAGATGGGTAATTTTTCTCAGTTGATGAATGTTCAGAAACTCATAAATGATGCCTTCTTTGAGGCAAAAGAAACTGTAAAGGGAAAGAATGCTAAGGAGGCTATTGATTTTTATTATGAGAATGAATTTGATAATGAGGCTTATGGTGAAACTGGTTCAGCAAAAAACTTTGGAGAACTTGCTGAATTTTTTAGATTAGATGGTCTTGATTTCAATCGTAAAGATTTTTACTATCCATTTAGAAATAAATTCATTACTAAATTTGCAGATTATTTAAAAGACCCTGCTAATATGGTTTATTTTTTAAGAACCATATACAAATATACTTACGGTGATCCAACTCAATCTTTTACACCATGTCCATATAAACTTTTGATTGGAACTCCAATGGGTGCAAGCACATTAAAAAATGTTTCATCTGATGAAGCTTTAAAAGAATTACTGTATAATGAAGATGCTGGTAGAATAACCAACATAAAAGACACATATGATGGCACTAGTCAAGGATGGAATATGACATTTAAATTTTTAAATGGAAAACCAAAAGATGTTACTGTACCAATCGTAGCTAGAACTAGATTTGGTGGACTTCAAGGTAAGGCTTTTTTCTTAAGTAGTAGTGGTGTACAAATATCAAAATGAAGAATACTCACCTTGAACATTTAGAAGATAATATTTTAAACGGTGGATCTGAAGGTGGTAAGGAGGCAGTTGCTTTTCTTCGTTCTCTTGGAAAGATGTTAGATCAAGGTGGTGCGGATACTCGTGTCACTGTTAAGTGGGATGGAGCTCCTGCTGTGATCTGTGGTACAAATCCAGACAACGGAAGATTTTTTGTTGGAACTAAGTCTGTATTTAATAAAGTTGATCCAAAGATCATATACTCAGAAGAAGATGTTGATCGTATGTATTCGCCTGGCCAACTTGCACAAAAACTTAAAGACTCTTACAAATATCTTTCACAACTCTCAATACCAAATGTGGTACAGGGGGATCTTTTATTTACTGATGACAAGTATGAAGCAACCATAGGTGGTGATACCTGTATTGCATTTCAACCAAACACAATTGTATATGCAGTTCCAAAGGATACTGATATTGGACAAAAGATACAGGAAGCAAAACTAGGAATTGTTTTTCACACTTCATATAGTGGTAGAAGTTTAGATACAATGACTGCAAGTTTTGGTAACATTGGTGTTCAAGGAAACACAGATGTTTTTGTGACATCATCTGATTTTAAAAATGCATCAGGTGAAGCAAACATGACATCCGCTGAGAAAACAACTTATGCAAATCTTGTCAACAAAACGGAGGGATCTTTGAAACAGTCATCTCGTTTTCTTGACATGATGAAGGAAAATAATATGAACAAGTTTACTTTGAATATAATGTTTAAAACTTTTTTCAATCGATATGTTCGAGAGGGTCGTAATCTAATTGGTGCTCGTAATACTGCAAGAGACTTTGCAATGTATTTTTCAAATGCATTAGATAAAGAAATTGCAACTAAGAAGATGAAAACTACGAAAGATAAATACTTAGATATTAAGAATAAAGGTCTTAAGTTTATTTCCGACAATCAACAGGCAATATACATGACTGTTGCATCTTACATGAATTTACAGGCTGCGAAAAATTTTATGATTCGCAAACTACAAAAGGTGAATACATTTGGTACGTTCTTAAGAACTCCAGATGGTTATCGTGTCACTGCGCCTGAGGGATTTGTCGCAATCCGATCAGGTCAGGCTCTTAAACTTGTAGATCGTTTAGAGTTTAGTCGTGCAAACTTTACCGCAGATAAAAATTGGGAAAAGGGTAATCCTATGCCCGCACCGAAAATATGAAAAGTTTTACAAGATTTATAACTGAAGCAATATCTTCTCAAACAGTTGCGAAGCCAAATCCGAATGACGATGAGGCGGATATGACGGTGGCGTTTGGTCGTTTCAATCCACCCACGACTGGACATGAAAGACTTATGAATAAAGTTAAACAGGTTGCTGGTAAAGGTAACTATGAAATCTATCCATCAAGATCAAATGATCCAGATAAGAATCCTTTAGATCCTGATACAAAGATTGGATATATGCAACAGATGTTTCCACAACATGCAAAACATATCATGAATAATCCAAAGACAAGAACAATCTTTGATGCTTTGAAAGGTGCAAATGAAAGAGGTGCAAAGTCTGTTAATATTGTGGTTGGACAAGATCGTAAGGCTGAATTTGAAAATCTAGCAAACAAATATAATAATAAACTATATAAATTTGATCGTATCAAGGTAGTATCTGCTGGAGATCGTGACCCTGATGGTGATGGTATTAGTGCAATGTCTGCCTCTAAATTAAGAAAGGCAGCTGCAGATGATGACTTTGATACATTTAGAACTGGAATACCACAGAGTATGAAAGATGAAAATGCAAGAAAGTTATACACTGCAATTCAAAAAGGAATGAAGATTAAGAAACAACAGAATGAGATGTGGAGAATTGCTCCTAAGTTTGATTGGAAAAATCTTCGTGAAAATTATATGAATGGAAATGTATTTCAAGTTGGTGACACCGTAGAGAATGATAATACTGGTCTAATTGGTAAGATTATCCGTACAGGTGCAAATCATATCATCGCAGTGACTGAAGATAATATAATGTTCAAATCATGGATTAAAGATATCACAGAGAAGTTTACTGAGATCTCTGGCGTGCCATCTGATCAAAGATTAGTGGGAACAGATTCTCATCGTGAGTATGTTCAGAGACTTACTCATCATCCGATCATATTAAATTTTATAAATAAATCTAGAAAGAAACGTGCAAAGAGTAATGCTTAGTCAAAAATTGCAAAAAGACTTGATGAATGCGTATGCAGCAGTTCATGAAGAGAAGAGAGGTCATGCAGCTGGTGATTCTGATGTAGAGAAACAGGCATCACAATTGGCTTCTGATGTAAGATATAAAGCAAAGGGAAAAGTTAAAGAAGGTGCTTCAGACGAAGAGAAGAAAAAGATTTTTCTTCAAATACTTGGTGCATCACCAGCACCTAGTGCGGTGAAAGCAATGGCAAAAACAAAACTTTTAGGTGAAGAAGTTGTTGCAGAGATGAGTGTCAAAGAAACTCTTGCTAAAAAAATGAAAGAGAAAAAAGTAAATACTATAATTAAAAAGGATGCGGCTCAAGATATGAAAACAGAAAAAAAATTAGCCTCTCTTATGATGGGTGAAGAGAGATTTACTGATGGGCCAGAGGGAACTAAAAAAAGATTGAAAGCTCTTGCGAAGAAGAGAGGAATGCCAATGAAGAAGATGAAGGATCATCCTCAGTTTAAAACAGAGGAGAAAGTGCCTCGTATGCAGAAAGGTGCAATGGCTTATGACGGGCCTAATAAAGAAAGAAGTGAGGCTGCTGACCGAGTGATCGCAAAAACAAAAGCAAAGCGTAAGAAGATGAAGATGGAGGGAGTTGAACTAGGTGAGATGTCACATTCTACTACACCAAAACCAAAACCAGAGAAAAAATTAAATAACACTCTTATGAAGAAAATAAGAGAGTTAAATCCTGGCGCTGGTTCACAGTATGAGGAAGTTGTTCATGAGAAAATGGATCCTGTAGGACAGGAAGATGGTGACATCAACAATGATGGTAAGAAAGATAGTACAGATTCTTATCTTATGAATCGTCGTAAGGCTGTGAAGAAAGCAATTGCGAAGAAACGTGGTAAGGTCAAGGAAGGTTTTTCTGCATGGAGAATCGATCTAGATTTTAACGAACAAGTAAAAAAGTAAAAGGGGGACTGGTTTCTCCCAAGTCCCCAAACTGC